CTCGGGGCGAGCGGTTGCAAGCAAGAGTGTGCCGGGAAGTGTGGTTGCGGTCCAGCCTACCGAAATTCGATCGGCGGATGATCGACTACCGCGGGGGCTCCCACGGACAGCATTCTTGTCAAAGCAAATTGGCGAGATAACCCGTGGTTCACAAAAGAACTCGAACTAGAGCGTCTGGATTGCTTGAGAATGCAACCAGATCAATACGACCACATTTGGGAAGGTGGCTACGTCTCGGTCATTGATGGCGCGTACTACGCAAAACAACTCGCTACTGCCAGACTGGAAAACAGGATAGGCCGGGTAGCCGCAGACCCATTGATGACAATCCGCTTGTTTGCGGACATTGGCGGAACAGGGGCAAAGGCTGACGCATTCGCCATCTGGGCGGTGCAATTCATCGGCAAGGAAATCCGCGTACTCAACTATTACGAGCAAGTTGGGCAACCGCTTGATGCGCACCTGGCCTGGATGCGTGAAAACAATTACACGAAAGACCGCTCAAGAATATGGTTGCCGCATGATGGCGCCACACAGGACCGTGTTTATAACGTCAGTTACGAGTCGGCTTTGCGGAGTGCTGGATACACTGTTGATGTGGTGCCAAACCAAGGCAAGGGCGCGGCCAAGGCCCGCATAGAAGCTGCAAGACGCCTGTTTCCATCCATGTGGTTCGATAAAGAGAAGTGTTCCGGCGGTTTGGATGCTTTGGGCTGGTATCACGAAAAGAAAGACGAACTGCGCGGCATTGGTCTTGGCCCTGAACACGATTGGGCGAGTCATGGAGCCGACGCATTCGGCTTGATGTGCGTGGCCTACGAAGAGCCCAAAGCGACAAAACACAAACCCATCCAGTACCCTGCCCACAACTACGGTGTGATATGAGCCTCGCCTATCTGGCACGCATCAAAGCCCTGGAAGACAGGCTATCCCGCTACGAAACGATTTTGTACGCGCTCAGCAACGCTGTGACTGCGCTAGAGAAGGAAAAGACCGATGGACGTCGAACTGCTGAAAGCAACGATACGCCAGCACGAGAGGCAGGCACTCGGGTGGCAACTCGGCGACCTCGCGCAAGAGCGGGCACAGAGTCTGGACTACTACCTGGGGAAGCCGCTCGGGAATGAGCAGGAAGGCCGCTCCCAGGTAGTCACCTCGGACGTTGCTGATGCCGTTGAAGGCATGCTCCCGTCTCTGGTGCGGGTGTTCACCTCTGGCGATGACATCTGTGTTTTTGAGCCGGTAGGCCCGGAGGACGAAGAAGCCGCCGCCCAGGAAACCGATTACGTCAATTTCGTTGTTCAGCAGCAGAACCGATTCGTCCCTATCCTGCTGACGTGGTTGCGGGACGGGCTCATCTCCAAGGTTGGCTATGTCAAGGCCATTTGGGAGGAGGACGAGCGCACCCAGGACGAAACCTATCGCGGCTTGTCGGAAGATGAGCTTGCCATGCTGCTCCAGCAGGACGTGGAAATCCTGGGCCATGACATCGGCCCGGATGGCATCGCCATCCGCATCCGCACCACGCAGACCAAAGGGCAGGTCAAGATATACAACTGCCCGCCCGAAGAGATCCTGGTCAACGCCGACCACAATGAGGTATCCCTGCGCAACGCCATGTTCGTGCAGCACCGCCCGCGCAAGACCATCGGCGAGATTCGCGCCATGGGCTACAAGATCGATGACGACATCGGCGACGACGACGAGAACCAATGGGGCGAGGAACAATCCAGCCGCAACCGCTACGGCGACGAACAGCAATGGTTTAACGAGGATGGCACGAACGATCCCGCCGCAAGAACGGTGACGTTCAAGGAGACATATATCCGCGTCGGCGGGAAAGGCGGAATGCTGGAACTGCGCAGGGTGTGCGCCGTGGGCGACACCATCCTCGCCAACGACACCTGCGAGACGGTTCCCATCTGTGCCTGGACGCCGCTAATCATGCCTCACCGGCATGTCGGGCGAAGCCTGGCTGAACAGGTCGAGGACATCCAGAAGACCAAGACCGCCATTCTCCGGGGTGGACTGGACAGCATCTACCTGGCGCTGAACCCCCGCCACGTCATCAGTGATCAGGTCAACCTCGATGACATGCTGGTGAGCCGTCCCGCTGGTGTGGTGCGACTGGAGCCCGGTGCGCGTCCTGGTGACGGCCACGTCATGCCGCTTATCTCCCCTGATGTAAGCGGTACTGCATTCCCCATGCTCCAGTATTGGGATGGCGTGCGGGAGGTAAGAACCGGCGTCATGCGCATGGGCGCGGGACTACAGACCAACGACCTGAACAAGCTCAACAGCACCGCGACAGGCGCGAGCTTGATGGCAAGTTCCGCGCAGGGTAGGCAGGAACTCATTGCCCGTACCTTCGCCGAGACTGGCTTGCGTGATCTGTTGTTGCTCGTGCATCAACTGGTCAGGCAGAACGGCATGCAGCAGGAAGTGGTACGGCTGCGCAACAAGTGGGTGCCGGTTGACCCTAGGGGTTGGCGGCAACGCTGGGACATGACAATCTCGGTCGGATTGGGCACGGGCAACCGGGAACAGCAGATGGCGAACATCAGTCAAATCCTGATGGCGCAACGCGAGGCGATCCAGATTGGTGTGGCGACCCCGGAAAACATCTACAACAGTCTGGCGAAACTCGTCGAAGCCGCTGGTTTCAAGGCACCGGAGCAGTTCTTCACTAATCCGGCCATGCAGGAGCCGAAACCACCGGCACCAGACCCCAAGATGCTGGAAGCCCAGGCCAAGCTCCAGCTTGAGCAAGCCAAGATGCAGGCCGACCAGCAAAAGAGCGTGGCCGACATGCAGATCAAGCAAGCCGAGAGCCAGCAGAACATGGCGATTGAGCAGGCCAAGTTGGAACTGGTT